AAACACATCGTAAGATTGTGGGAACATCAAGCAAACCAAAGACACGGAAACAAATCTTCAAGTGGCTGCAGAACCCACACTCTGATTCGGCGGAGTATAAGATGTGGGGCAACGGCGTGGCACTGCCCAATGTGGTGTATGTGCTGACAGGCATCGTGTACTATACACAAAATGAAGGGGTGTAAATCTACAACTATTCTCCCTTGTATTTTGCACATATTACTTGCTATTTATCGGTTTTAGAGCGAATATGTGTACTACCAAAACGATAGGAGGTTTTGCACATGAAAATTCATTACAATGTTCCCGGTAAAAAACGCAAGGAACTGGCACAGACCATAGCCACCTGGCTTGAGGCCGATTGCAGGTATAAGGGAGTCCCTTCCTGCGCATACGAGGTAGACTACTTCACAATCGACAAGGATGGCAACCTGCTGTTTGATGATATGGCAGACAGCGAGGTCATCGAAAGGCTTCTGGAGCATCTTTACGATGTAGGGTTTGAGAGTGACTTCTCCCGCTATGACAGCGAACAGCAGGAGGCCGTAATTTCCGAAGAAGAGCCGACGGAAGATTGCCAGCCGGATTACCTTACCCCTTCCGAAAACGCGCCACAGGGCGAAACGGTGGGGCTTACGGTGGCAATTCCCCTTGATAAGGTTGCGGTCGGTAACCTTACAAACCTTCTGGATGCCAAGGGCGGTCTTATTAAGAAGGCATTGGGCATCCCGGCAACACCAATCGAAATCGGCGAGGACAGGGTTTCCTTCCCTTGGTTCGAAGATGGATTGGATGCCGATGAAGTCAAGGCTTACAGCCACTTCATTGCTGCCCTTTGTGAAATGAGTAAAAATCAGAAACGCATCAACGCTACGGAAAAAGCGGTGGACAACGAGAAATACGCATTCCGCTGTTTTCTCCTCCGCCTCGGCTTTATCGGAAACGAATATAAGACCGAGCGAAAAATCCTGCTCCGCAACCTTTCCGGCAGCAGTGCTTTCAAAGGAGGTGCCAAGCATGAGATTTCCGAATAAAGAAACAGTCGAGCGTGTACGCAAAGCCTACCCTGTAGGCTGCCGTGTGGAACTGGTGCAGATGGAGGATATGCAGGCACCACCTATTGGTACAAAGGGTACGGTTCGAGGGGTGGACGATACTGCCTCCATTATGGTTCGTTGGGATAACGGCTCCGGTTTGAATGTAGTGTATGGTGTCGATATTTGTCGAAAACTGGATGCCGTGAAGATTACCTGCTACGGTCAGACGGAAGTCTGGGACAGCAGAAAAGAAGCGGCAGACTTTTACATCAAAGCCATTGCGGGTTCCGAGGGCAGCGAGTGTGAACGCTACACCAAGATTTACACGGAACTGCTTATGGGTAAGGAGGTCTGCACCGATGAATAAAATCAAGGAACAGATACTCGCCATCCGAGCAACCAGACGAACCAATATGTTTGATGTTCCGATGGTGCAGTACATTGCCAACGAGATGCATTTTTACGAATTGGTGGTATACCTTGAGGAACACCGTAAGGAATACACCCACTTTATTCTGACAGGCGAAATGGAGGACTGACTATGTGGAAAGAAGGAACTATCGGCATCCCGCAAAAGGACGGAGGTTGCAAGGCAGTCCATTACTGGATTAAGGTTTATGAGGAAGGCAGCCAGTTCGGCATCAACGGCGGTAAAATCAGCAAGCTGATGCTGAAACTCGATGGTGAGGTTATTGCCAACTATGACAGAGGTTGGGATGTTAAACCCGCAACCGAAGAAGCCAACCTTGCCCTTTGCATTTTACTGAACGAACACAATTAAAAATCCTGTAAAGGCAGGACGGAGCCGTGAGGCTCTGTTCCTCGTATACGACGGTCGCACCGATTATGGTGGCGGCTATTTTTTATGCCATTTTTGAGGAGGTGACGGCATTTGCGAAAACTGAAAAACTACAAACCAACCCGATTTATGGCGGAAGGCAGCTATTACGATAAAGATGCCGCCGACCACGCAGTATGTTTTATTGAAAAATTCTGCTGTCATACCAAAGGCACATGGGACGGAAAACCATTTGAACTGATTGACTGGCAGGAGCAGATTATCCGTGACATCTTCGGTGTTCTGAAACCAAATGGCTACAGGCAGTTCAACACAGCCTACATCGAGATACCGAAGAAACAAGGAAAATCGGAACTTGCGGCTGCCGTGGCACTGTATCTTCTGTGTGCCGACTTTGAGCCGGGTGCAGAGGTTTACGGCTGTGCTGCGGATAAAGACCAGGCACGAATCGTATTTGACGTTGCTTTGGAGATGGTAAGGCGAAGTCCTCTGCTGAAAAATAAAATGACCATCCAGGCAAGCCAGAAGACCATGACCTACAATCCTACGGGAAGTAAGTACAAGGCTCTGTCAGCGGATGTAGCAAATAAGCACGGTTTCAATACCCACGGTGTTATTTTTGATGAGTTGCATACCCAACCGAACCGAAAGCTGTTTGATGTAATGACCAAGGGTTCCGGTGATGCAAGAATGCAGCCACTTTATTTCCTGATCACCACGGCAGGAAATGATACGCAGTCTATCTGCTATGAAATCCACCAGAAGGCAAAGGACATCATCGAAGGTCGAAAAGTTGACCCTACCTTCTACCCTGTGATTTACGGTGCAGAGGACGATGATGATTGGACAGACCCGGAAGTATGGAAAAAAGCCAATCCATCCCTTGGTGTAACGGTCGGTATCGACAAGGTGGAGCAAGCCTGTGAACAGGCAAAGCAGAACCCCGGCGAAGAGAACGCTTTCCGTCAGTTAAGGCTGAATCAGTGGGTCAAGCAGGCTGTCCGTTGGATGCCGATGGCGGTGTGGGATGCCTGTGCATTCCCGACAGACAAATCTGAACTGGAAGGCCGTGTCTGCTACGGAGGTTTAGACTTGTCCTCCACTACGGATATCACGGCTTTCGTATTGGTATTTCCGCCGGAGGACGAGGATGACAAATATATCATTCTCCCATATTTCTGGATACCGGAAGACAACATCGACCTGCGTGTTCGCCGTGACCATGTGCCGTATGACATTTGGGAACGGCAGGACTTGCTTATGACTACCGAGGGCAATGTAGTTCATTACGGCTACATCGAGAAATTCATAGAGTCCCTGGGTGAGAAATATAACATCCGTGAAATCGCATATGACCGTTGGGGTGCTGTGCAGATGGTACAGAACCTTGAGGGTATGGGATTTACGGTAGTACCGTTCGGTCAAGGATATAAAGATATGTCCCCTCCGACCAAGGAACTGATGAAACTTGCGATGGAGAAAAAACTGGCTCACGGCGGGCATCCGGTGCTGCGTTGGATGATGGATAACATCTACATCAAAACGGACCCTGCCGGAAACATCAAGGCAGACAAAGCAAAATCCACAGAAAAGATTGACGGTGCTGTTGCAACCATCATGGCACTCGACCGTGCAATCCGCTGTGGCAATACCAACAGTGCCAGCGTATACGATGACCGTGGCATTTTGTTTATTTAGGAAGGAGCGTGATTTGATATGGGTATCTTTACTGGAATGTTTAAGTCCAGAGATAAGCCTGAAAACAGAACAGCGGGCAGTGCCTACACCTTTTACATGGGCGGTACGACTTCCGGCAAAGCAGTGACAGAGCGTTCTGCCATGCAGATGACGGCGGTGTATTCCTGTGTCCGTATCCTGGCTGAAGCCGTTGCAGGCTTGCCTTTGCATTTGTATAAATATAACAATGACGGTGGCAAGGAAAAAGCCATCGACCATCCTCTTTACCGATTGCTCCATGATGAGCCGAATCCGGAAATGAGTTCTTTCGTGTTCCGAGAGACACTCATGACCCATCTGCTCCTGTGGGGCAACGCCTATGCCCAGGTTATCCGAAACGGCAAGAATGAGGTCGTTGCCCTGTATCCGCTGATGCCAAACAAGATGAGCGTGGACAGGGATGAAAACGGTCATCTGTACTACACCTATTACCGTGGCCCCGATGAGGTTATTAAAAACAAGGAGTTTGCAGTAACCTTGCAGCCTTCCGATGTGCTTCATATTCCGGGACTCGGCTTTGACGGCCTTGTGGGATACAGTCCGATTGCTATGGCAAAGAACGCCATCGGCATGGCGATTGCCTGTGAGGAATACGGTGCCAAGTTCTTCGCCAACGGTGCAACGCCGGGCGGTGTGTTGGAACACCCAAGCACCATCAAGGATCCGCAGAGGGTCAGAGAAAGCTGGCAGGCTGCCTTTGGCGGCAGTTCCAACTCCAATAAGGTGGCTGTTCTGGAAGAAGGAATGAAGTATACACCGATTTCCATCTCCCCGGAACAGGCACAGTTCCTTGAAACAAGGAAGTTCCAAATCAATGAAATTGCTCGAATTTTCAGAGTCCCTCCCCATATGGTGGGCGACCTTGAGAAGTCGAGCTTTTCTAATATAGAGCAGCAGTCCCTTGAGTTTGTGAAATACACCCTTGACCCCTGGGTCATTCGTTGGGAGCAGTCCATTCAGAGGACGCTCCTGTCACAGGATGAAAAGAAATGCTACTTTGTGAAATTCAATGTAGAAGGCCTGCTCCGTGGCGATTATCAGAGCCGTATGAACGGCTACGCCATTGGTCGTCAGAACGGTTGGATGTCGGCAAACGATATCCGCGAACTGGAAAACCTCGACCGTATCCCTGCGGAAGAAGGCGGCGACCTTTACCTTATCAACGGCAATATGCTCCCTCTGAAAGATGCGGGTGCTTTTGCAAATACAACCGACAATGACGGAAAGGAGGAAAATTCCGATGAAGAAGTTCTGGAAGTGGAAGAACCAGGCACAGACGGAAACGATGCCGGAGGCGAGGACACTGTTTCTGAACGGAACAATCGCAGAAGAAAGCTGGTTTGACGATGACGTCACTCCACAGCTTTTCAAGGACGAACTCATGGCAGGCTCCGGTGATATTACCGTGTGGATTAACTCACCCGGCGGTGACTGCGTGGCAGCAGCCCAGATCTACAATATGCTGATGGATTACAAGGGCAATGTCACGGTCAAGATTGACGGCATCGCTGCCTCCGCAGCATCCGTGATTGCGATGGCAGGAACGAAAGTGCTGATGTCCCCGGTATCCATGATGATGATTCACAATCCTATGACGGTAGCATTCGGTGATTCCGGCGAAATGCAGAAAGCCATCGATATGCTCGGTAGTGTCAAGGATTCCATCATCAATGCCTATGAGATTAAGACAGGATTGTCCCGTACAAAGCTGTCCCACCTCATGGATGCAGAAACATGGATGGACGCAAACAAGGCCGTGGAACTTGGCTTTGCTGATGAAATCATGCAGAGAACTACCGCGGACGAAGTGGAAGTGCCGCAGGTGTCTATGCTTTATTCCAAGGCAAATGTGGTCAATTCCCTTATGGATAAGGTTGCCGCCAAGTGTGCAATCAAGTCCGAAGAAACCCGAAAAACCAAAGCCGATGACCTTATGGACAGGCTAAATCTTATTAAAAATTGGAGGTAATTTATTATGACTATCAACGAACTGCGCGAAAAGCGTAACCAGGCTTGGGAGGCTGCAAAGGCTTTTGTGGAAACCAAGCGCGACAAGGACGGTCTGCTTTCCGATGAGGATGCAAAGACTTATGCACAGATGGAGAAGAAGGTTCAGGACTACGGTGCTGAAATCGAGCGTATGGAGGCTATGTCCGCTATGGATGCCCAGCTTTCCAAGCCTACCTCTGCTCCCATCACTGAAAAGCCTATGAACGGCAAACCTATGGACGGCAAGAAGGAAAAGACCGGACGTGCTTCCGATGCCTATAAGGACGGTATGCTTAAGGCTCTCCGTACCAACTTCCGTAATGTTTCCAATGTTCTCCAGGAGGGTGTGGATGCAGACGGCGGTTACCTCGTACCCGAAGAGTATGATTCCCGCCTTATCGAGGCATTGGAGGAAGAGAACATCTTCCGTAAGCTGGGTCACACCATCACTACAAGCGGTGAGCGTAAAATCAACATCGCTGCCACTAAGCCTGCGGCTGCGTGGATTGACGAGGGCGAGGAACTCACCTGGGGTGATGCGAAGTTCTCCCAGATCAACCTGGACGCACACAAACTCCATGTTGCCGTTAAGGTAACCGAGGAACTTCTGTATGACAATGCCTTCGGTCTTGAGAATTACATCATCCGTCAGTTCTCCAAGGCTCTGGCAAATGCCGAAGAGGATGCCTTCCTCAACGGTACCGGCACTGGTCAGCCTTTGGGTCTGCTTGCCGAGGAAGGCGGTGCCCAGATTGGCGTGACTGCTGCATCTGCAACGGATATCACTGCCGATGAAATCATCGACCTTGTGTACTCCCTCAAGCGTCCTTACCGTAAGAACGCCAAGTTTATCTGCAATGACCAGACTTTGGCTGCCATCCGTAAGCTGACCGACAAGAACGGCCGCTACCTTTGGCAGGATTCCGTACAGGCGGGAGAGCCTGGCAGACTCTTGGGTTATGAGGTGTACACTTCTCCTTATTTCCCTGTAATCACTGCGGGTATGCCTGCCATTGCTTTCGGTGACTACAGCTACTACAACATTGGCGACCGTGGTACTCGTTCCTTTGCAGAACTCAAGGAACTCTTCGCCGGAAACGGTATGGTCGGCTTTGTTGCCAAGGAGCGTGTGGACGGTAAGCTGGTGCTTGCTGAAGCCGTGAAATTGCTCAAGATGGCTGCTGCCTAAGATGGGAGGTGGCAGTGATGAGCGAACTTCTGACGAAGGTTAAGGAAAATCTGATACTGGAGCATTCGGTGGATGATGGATTGATTGAAAGGTTCATCACTGCCGCCGTTTCTTATGCGGAAAGTTATCAGCATATCCAGGCAGGATATTATACGGAAAATGCGATGCCCGCTACCACGGAACAAGCCGTGATTATGTTGGCATCGCATTTCTATGAATCCCGTGACGGTTCTACGGGCGGTTTCTTTGCAGATAATGTGCAAGCCGGACAGCAGGTCTGGAATACGGTCAATCTTCTGTTAAGGCTCGACCGAGATTGGAAGGTGTGATATGAGTTTCGGAAAAATGAACGGCTTTGCAGATATTGTCATTACAAAACGCATCAAGGACAGCGAGGGTTTCTCTGCTACGGCGGATGAAATCCTCGCATCTGTCCGTGTGTACAGAGAAGGTCGACACGGAAGTGAACGGTGGGCAAACCTCGCCGCTTTTTCCGAGGCAACCGACCTGTTCCGATTCCGCTGCATTCCCGGTCTTACTGTTACCACAGACCACATCCTGGTATGTGAGGACGGACGCTTTGAAATTACATCCGTTGAAGATGTGAAAGGCAGAGGAATGTATACGGAGGTGCTTGCGAAAAAGGTGGTGGCGACAAGTGGCTAAAGTGGATATCAAAATGCCGGAGGAGTTTTTGCAACGTATTTCAAGGCTCGGTTCGGACTTTGACCCTGTGGCGGAAAAGGTGCTTGAAGCTGGAGGTGAGATTGTCCTTGCCAAGGCACAGAGCAATCTTGCATCTGTGGTTGGAAACGGCACAAAGTATGAATCCCGTTCCACAGGAGAACTGGAGTCGGCGCTTGGTCTGTCCTCTGTAAAGATGGATAAGAACGGCAATCACAACATCAAGGTTGGCTTTGCGGAACCCCGTGGAGATGGTATCAGCAACGCAAAACTCGCCAATATCATCGAATACGGCAAACACGGTCAGCCTGCCAAACCTTTTATGAAACCCGCAAAAACGGCATCTCGCACTGCCTGTATCAGTGCCATGCAGGATAAATTTGAAGAGGAGGTCAGAAAGCTGTGAGTGTACTTTCAGATATCAATACGGTTCTGGAGCCTTTGGGCATTCCCCTTGAAACGGGTGTTTTTAAGGATGATGCTCCGGAGAAATATATCGTAATCGTGCCGATGGCAGACAGCTTTGAACTTCATGCGGATAACGCTCCCGGATGTGATGTCCAGGAGGCACGAATTTCCCTGTATGCCAAAGGCAGTTATACCAAAGAGAAAAACGCAATCGTCCGTGCCGTGCTTGGTGCGGATTTTACCATAACTGACCGAAGATACATCGGTTATGAAACAGAAACAGGCTACTTCCATTACAACGTGGATGTGGCAAAACATTATGAAATGGAGGAATAATCAATGGCTACTATTGGTCT